TCAGAAATAGCAGGGTTTAGCATCATAAAAGGAGGTTCCCTCTGCTAATCTATTTCCGTTTAATAAAAACATAGTTTTCTCCTGTTATCTTGCGTTAGCGTTTTTAAATGGGTTTTCTGCAAATGACATGTATATTTATGTTTGTCCTGAAGCGTTACTATATCCATCAGAATTTCTTTCTTTCCATCCGTTACTTAATATATCAATGTTATTTCCAGGTGTTGCTTCTGCATTAGATGAGTTAGCAAGTAATCTTCTTGTTGCAACATTAAACGAATCTCTTGAAGCATCAAACATAATCCAACCACCAACATCACCATTATTACTTGTTTGTTTACGCATAATAAATTTAGGTCTAAATCCTGTATATACAAATGGACCATCAGTAGAACCATTACCTGTGTAAGAACCAAATTTGCTAAACCCTGCTATTTCTGACCAGCAATAAGCTACCATAGAATTGCCATTACCATTTTGTGAGTCTGCATAATCAAGAGTAATAGTTGTGCTTCCAAATGTATTATTATTATCAGTTGATTGAAATCTTTGATTAGTGGTTTGCAATGTTAAATGCCAACCATCTGTAGGATTTCCTATGTTATTACCTTGAACTAACCATGCTGTTCCAGCTACACTTCTATTCTTCCATATTACAAATACAGGAGCAACACCTAATCCATGACCTACAGTAGCACCAGCAGTTCCATTTCCTGTATAAGTCACAATACTAAACCCAGCAGTTGTGTTTACAGATACAGTAGATGTAATAGTGCCTGAAGTGTTAGATGTATTTGTTCCTTGACCATTCTTATACACACCTCCTACAGGCTTTAAAGCATTAAACACATTTAACCTACCTGATAGCACTATCAAAAAAGGTTCCACTGTGATGGATGCAACTACATATACAGGTAATGGCTCTAGTCGCACAGTAACTAATGCTGGCTCCTTTAAAACTGATTTAGTATGGGTAAAGTCAAGAAGTAGTGGAGCAACATGGCATATTTTAGCTGACTCTGTTCGTGGTGCTGGTTATCAATTATCCTCTAACCAAACTAATGCAGAAATTTATGATGCACAAGGTGTTGGTTTTGCTTCAAACGGATTTACATTAGGTGCTGATACTGTTGATGCTTATTATGGATGGAATCTTAATGGTGATACTTATGTAGGCTGGCAATGGCAAGCTGGTCAAGGAACAAACACAACTAACACTACTGGCTCTATTACATCTACTGTATCTGTAAACACAACTGCTGGGTTTAGTATTGTGACTTATACAGGTAATGGAACTGCGGGTGCTACTGTGGGACATGGACTGGGTGTAGCTCCTGTATTTGTAATATGGAAAAATAGAAGTGTAGCTGGAACAGCATGGTTAGTTCAAGGTAATAATATAGGAAATCCCACAGATGGATATCATTTAACATTACATACCACTAACCAAAGATTTCAATCAACTGATAATAATAATACATTTGGAAGTACAACTATTACTCTTGACTATGCTGACTCACAAAATGGTAATGGCAATTCTATGGTAGCTTATTGCTGGGCAGAAATAGTTGGCTTTAGTAAGTTTGGTTCTTACACAGGTAATGGTTCTGCTGATGGGCCGTTTGTATATACAGGATTTAGACCTAAATTTATATTATGGAAAAGCTCTACTGATGGCGCAAGAAATTGGTCTGTATTTGATTCTTCAAGAAATACTTATAATGTAACAAATTCATATTTATTACCTAATTTATCTAATGCAGAAGGAACTTCTGATGCTTGTGATTTTTTAAGTAATGGTTTTAAATGGAGAAGCACAGACGCAGGTAGTAATGGTTCAGGTCAAACATTTATATACATGGCATTTGCAGAAAACCCATTTAAAAACGCTAACGCAAGATAACAGGAGAAAACTATGTTTTTATTAAACGGAAATAGATTAGCAGAGGGAACCTCCTTTTATGATGCTAATGGAACACAATACCCACCACAATGGCTTAACACTTCTACAGAAGAACAAAAAGTAGCTATTGGCATTACATGGGTAGCAGACCCAGCACCATTTGACTCAAGATTCTACTGGGACACAGACTTACCTAAAGCTCTTGAAGATAAACTTGAAGTTAAAGAAGATGGCTCACCACTCTACAAACAAGTGTATGACAAAGCTACAGAGTCTATGGTTGACACTACAGAACAAGTGGTAACTAAAGGACTTAAAAGTCAATTTGTAGCTCAAGTTAAAGATACAGCAGGTAAACTACTAAATGCTACAGATTGGTATGTTATTCGTAAAGCTGAAAGAAGTATAGATATCCCTTCAGAAATAGCTCTAAAACGCACACAAATCATCACAGAGTCAAATAGATTAGAAACTGATATACAAGCATCAACTACTGTAGAAGCTCTTATAGAGGTATTAAACGCACAAAACTGGGGTGAATAATGTTTGGCATAAGTGCATTTGCTGAAACCTCGTTTAGCACGTTAGGTAAGATAGGAGGCATAGTATTAGCCTCTGCTCAAGTAGATGCAAACGCAATTGTTACTGCTAATGCTAATGCGATAAAACCATTTAGTGCTGCTATTACAGCAGATGCTACTGTTACAGGTAGTGCAACAAGAATACGATTAAATACTGGTTCTATAAACGGAACTGCTAATGTAAGTGCTGTTTACTTACGCATAAGAGATGGTATAGGTTCAATTACAGGTAATGCTACTGTAACTGCACTAGGTTCGTTTGAGATTGCAGGTTCAGCAAGTATTACTGCTAACGGTTCAGTAGAACTTAATTATGTAGTTATCAGAACAAATGCTGCAAGCATTACAGGAAATGCAACTGTATCTTGTTTAGGTGGTTACGAAGTAAGTGGTAATGGACAAATAGTCGCTAATGCTAGTGTCTATTGTCTAGGTGGTATTATCACAGGTGCAAGTGCATCTATTACACCTATAGCCACAGTTACAGCAAACGGTAGAATTATTGGAGATGAATGGACAGTAGTTTCTGCTGGATCAGAAACATGGACGTCTGTTTCCCCATCAACAGATATATGGACAGAAGTTACACCAAGTAACGATACATGGCTTCGTCAAGGATAGTTAATTAAGGATAAAAAATGGCAAAAACAAAAATTAGTGAATATTCATCAACCGCAGCAGATAACACCGATATAAGTAATATTAACATTGCTGAAGGATGTTCACCAGCTAACCTAAACAATGCTATCCGTAGCTTAATGGCTCAATTAAAAGACCAACAAGCAGGTAGTTCTGGTGATGGTTTTACAATTGCTGGAACTTTAACATCTTCAGGAACATTGGCAGTTACAGGTGGTGTAACATTAGATGGATCTGCAGGAACTTCTGGTCAAGTATTGCTATCAGCAGGTTCTGGTAATACACCTACATGGGGAGCTACTTTTGTAGCTGGTATGATTATGCTATGGTCAGGTTCTTCAGCAACTATCCCTAGTGGATGGTTATTATGTGATGGTTCTAACTCTACACCAGACTTACGCAACCGTTTTGTAGTAGGTGCTACATCTACTTATGCTGTAGGTGCAACAGGTGGTAGTGCAAATGCTATAGTCGTATCTCATAATCATACTGCAACAGTTGCAACAACTTCACTTACAGGAACAATTACCAATCAATATACTGCTGGTGATACTCATGGTAGTACTACAGGAGTATTCTCACAAACAAATATTCAAGTAGATGGTGATGGAGGCGAATCTAGAGCTGGTAGAAATATTAGTTTTGATGGCTCTCATACTCATACAGCAACTATTTCTACTGAAGGTGCAAGTGGCACTAATGCTAACTTACCTCCATACTATGCACTTTGCTACATTATGAAGTCTTAATAATGCCTACACAACGTATAGCATTTAAAGAATGGTTACCAGACCAACCTAGCATTTTAGATACAGTATCAGAAGCTAATAACGTTATTCCATTAGCTGTAGGATATGGTCCATTTAAATCACCAGTAAATTATTCAGGTGTAGCTACAGAAAACCTTACTAACTGTTTTGCAGCTAAAGTAAATGCAGACGTATCTATATTTGCAGGTGGTTTTACCAAATTATTTAAAGTATCTGCTACAGACTTAACTATGGAAGATGTGTCTAAAGCTGGTGGATATACAGGTATTAATAGATGGCAATTTGTGCAGTTTGGTGACTATGCGTTAGCTT